AATAATGCCAGTCATAAATGCCACTAGCTTTTTGTTGTTAAAAGATACAACAGTTGTTGGGCATTCTAAAAGCACTAGTTTTAATGTAAATGTTGATTTACCAGAATCTACTAGCAAGGAAAGTTTAGGTTGGAAAGAAGTTATACCAGGTGTTAAATCTGGCACATTAAGCTGTGAATGTTTAAGTGATTATTCTAATAATCTAAGTTTTGATGAGTTAGCCGATATGGTGCTAACTAAACAAAAAGCAACATTTTATTTTAAAGATAATGTAAATCCTAAATTAATAGTTAGAGGCGAGGGGTTTATTAACTCAGTTGATGAGACAGCGGAGTTTGAAAATGCTACCAGTTTTAATCTTGAAATAAATTTAACTGGTGTATTTACAGTAACCGATCCTAGCGAGGGAAAAACTTGGGATAATATCTTTGACAAATGGGAAGATATATCAGATAACTGGGAAGATGTATAATTTTTTTATTTGTATATTTGTTAAAGTTTAATAATTTAAAATATATATAAATGGCTACACTCGGCGTTTTTAATGGATCTGATTTACTACTAAAATTAACAGATGGTACAGCAATCGCAACATCAACTATCATCGGACATTCAACATCTTGCACATTATCACTATCTAATGATTTGCCTGAGGCAACTACAAAAGATTCTAGCGGTTATCAAGAAGTTATAGCCGGTGTTAAAAGTGGTGAGATTTCTTTTGAGGGATTAATTGCATATGATGATGATGCTAACCCAGTTGATTTTGCTGATATTTTATTAGCTCGTAGAGCTGTATCATGGCAATTTGGAACTGCTAACTCTGATCCTATTTATTCTGGATCAGGTTTTTTAAGTTCAGTTGAAATGAGTGCTGAAATGGAATCACCAGCAACTTATAGTGGAACGATTACTGTAAATGGTGCAATTACTAAATCATAATTTAGTAGTTCATAAATAAAAATAAAAAGGGGTATGGATTAAGGAACTATACCCCTATAAATATATTAATATGGCAAACAAAAAAAGAGGTTACTATACCTTAAAAATAGGTGGGAAAATGCGAACAATGCATTTTTCAATGAATTTCTGGTCAAACTTTACTGAATTTTTACAAATACCATTAGATAAAATAGGTGATGTATTTAGTAAAGGTGTTTCGGTTAAAGCAATTATTGGTTTAGTTTATTCTGGTTTACTAGCACACGATCAAGAACAAGGCAATGAGATTGATTACAATGAATTTAAAGTTGGAATGTGGCTTGAAGATTTTAATAGTGAACAATTAACAGATGTTGTAAATTCAATGATGGAATCAAGAATATTGGGTAATGATTTAAACATGGGTGTTGCTAGAAATATCAAGAAAACTACAAAACCAACTAAAGAGGGAAAGTAAGTAGCCGACTTGATTGGGATTCTCTTTTAGATTTTTACATTGGTCAGGTTGGCATAAACCCAGATAATTTTTGGAAAAATACTTGGAAAGAGAATCATCTTTTAGGTGAATCTCACATGATTCAAAACAATATGTTATGGGAGCAATCTCGATATATAGCCACTATGTTATACAATGTAAATTGTAGTAAAAAAGCTCAAATGATTACACCTGATAAACTATTCCCTTTGCCTCAAGATGTTTACTTAGGTAGAGGCAAACCAAAATCAACAAAAAAACAATTTTTAAAATTCAAAAACAAAGTAGATAAAAAAAAGCTACCAAAATAGGTGGCTTATTTTTTTGTATTTTTGATAAAAAATAATTCATGGCAAAGTTAAGATTAGATTTACAGCTAACTGGGTTTGAACAAGCTTCTAGCAAATTAAAACAATTTGGCAGTAAAATGAAGTCAGTCGGCTCAAGTTTATCTGCAATTAGCTTACCATTGGCTATTGCTGGTGGTGCTGCTATTAAAATGGGTGCTGACTTTGATAAAAACATAACTAAGATAAAAGCATTAGTTGGTGCAACAGAAAAGGATTTACAAGATTTTTCTAATGCATCTAAAAGAATGGCTAAAGAAACCGGCTTATCATCTAAACAAACAAGTGATGCTATGTTTTTTATTGCATCAGCTGGTTTAGAGGGTGCTGAGGCAATAGCAGTATTAGAAGCGGCATCTAAAGCTAGTGCTGCTGGGTTAGGTGATGTAGCTCAAGTTGCTGATTTAGCAACATCAGCACTTAATGCATATGGAAGTGAAACCTTATCAGCAGAAGCGGCGACAGATGTATTAACAGCGGCGGTTCGAGAGGGTAAATTAAATAGTGAAGATTTGGCTGCATCAATGGGACAAGTTTTGCCAGTTGCATCTAACATGGGAGTTAGCTTTAATGAGGTTGGTGCTGCAATGGCTGCTATGTCAAGAACTGGTACTAATGCAGCTCAAGGTGCAACACAATTAAATAGTATTTTATCTGGATTACTAAAACCAACAAAACAAGCTGAGGAAGCACTTACTGAGATGGGATTGTCAAGTGCTGGTTTAAAACAACAAATAAAAGATGAGGGGTTATTATCAGTTTTAGAAACTCTTAAAACAGAGTTTGATAAAAATAGTGATGCGGCAGCTCAAGTTTTTCCAAATATTAGAGCATTGCGAGGTGTTTTAGATTTAACTGGTGCAAGTGCTGATACTACAAAAGAAATATTTAATGAGTTAAATAATGCTCAAGGTGCTACTAAAAAAGCATTTGATGATACAGCAAAAAGTGCATCATTTAGATTAACAAAATCTTTAAATGGTGTCAGAGAATCTTTTGCATCTGTTGGATCTGTTTTATTAGAATCATTATTGCCTACAATAGAAAAAATAGCTAGTGGTGTTGAAACTTTATTTACAAAATTTACACAATTAGATGGTACAACACAAAATATAATCATTGGACTTGGTTTGTTTGTAACAGCTATTGGACCAGTATTATTAGCTGTGGGAACTTTAACATCTGTTATAGGGATTATGACATCTGGTTTTGCCACTCTAAAAATAGCAACAATAGCTTTAAAAGGTGGTTTTGTAAAATTAACAGTAGCAATGATGGCGAATCCTTTTATTGCTATTGCTACTGCAATAGTAGCTTTAACTGGTTATTTAGTTACAATGGGTAACAAAATGGCACCGCTTATTAGTAAATGGCAAACATTTAAAAACATTATTAAATCAGGTGGATCATATTCTAAATTTGCTACATTACAATTAATTGATCAAAATGCCGCACTAAAAAAACAAAAAGAGGAAACCGAAAAAACCAATAAAGAACTTGCAAAACTTGGCGAAAGTAACGTAAAAATAGTAACTCCTATTGCTAACACAAATACAGTTTTAGAAGCTACTGCAACAAAATTAAAAGCAATTAGTGTCAATGCTATTAGTGTAAATGAGGGTTTTGCAAAAGTTGGTGAGGGTGTTAAAATTGTTGGAACTGTTTTACTAGAATCAATGGAACCAGCAGTACAAAAAACAACTCAATTTGGCAATGCATTAGAATATATAGGCGAACAAATACCTTCAATGTTTGCATCAGCTTTTGAAAGCATGATGAATGGCGAAAGTTTTATTAAATCACTTGGTAAAATGATACTTGGATTAATTAAAAAATTAGTTGCGGCGGCGGCGGCGGCATTGGTTTTAAGCACATTACTAGGCGGTATTGGAATTGGTAAAATTGGTTCAACTGTTGCAAGTTTTAAAGGCATATTTGGAGCATTAACTGGCTTTGCAAAGGGTGGTATTGTATCTGGACCAACTATGGGATTGATGGGTGAATATCCTGGTGCTAGAAGTAACCCAGAGGTTATAGCACCGCTTGATAAATTAAAATCATTAATAGGTGATCGAGGTGGCTCATCAAATGTACAAGTTGGTGGTGAGTTTACTTTAAAAGGTCAAGATTTAGTTGTAGCATTACAAAGAGCAGATAGGAACCGAAATAGAATTAAATAATGGCATACGGAGTTAAATTTAGATTAGAATTTTCTGATGATTTAGAAAATGGAAAAAAAATAGAAATATTAAAAGATGGCTATGTAAAAGCTAACCCAGAAGATCCTGATTTGACAATATATGATTTAGTAGGTACTAATGATCCAGTATCAATAACTTGGGATCAAGATGATAATTTTTATAATCCAATTATAGGTTCAACTTGTCAAATAAATCTTTTTGTTACAGATTTAACAAATTATGATAATTTTTATGATGCTGATGAAAGAGAATATAAAATAAGAATATCACATAAAGATACTGGCGGCACATATCACATATATTGGGAGGGTTGGTTATTAGTCGATCAATTTCAAGAAGCGGTTACATCAACTCCTTATCCTATAACATTAAGAGGTTATGATGCATTAGGTAGTTTAGATGGGTTTACTCAACCATTGACAAATTCTAGTGGCAATGAATTATCTGGTGTTTTTATGGTACACATACATGAAATTTTAGAAAACATAAATCTAGGTTTTGATATATATGTATCAAATGATATACAAAAAGATGGTGCTGTTAGTGGTTATAATGTAATTGATCAGGCATCATGTGCGGCAAGTAGTTTTTTTTCAGATGGTGTTGATCCTAAAAATTGTAAAGAAGTTTTAGAGCAAATGTTGAAATTTACCAATTCTAGGATTTTTCAAAGTTATGGTAGGTGGTATATAATAAACAATTCTAGTTATAGTGAGCAATCGGTTAAAACAAGCTCAGCATCAACTGCTAATAGTGGATCAATACCTACTGGCATCAGGACAAGTGAAACAAATTCATTAAGAAATAATGGCACAGAAAATATTTTATATCATATATACAATTCATCAGGAGTTTATCAATCAACAAGTACAGTAAATGTATTAAGTGTTTGTGCTGGTCCATCTACAATTTTAACTAAAACAAATTGCGATCCTAGTATTGAACAATGCAATATTCCAGTAGATGTAATTACTTTAAGCAATAATTTAACTAAAGAATATTTACGACCAATAAAACAATATACTCAATCTGTTAACATGAATGGGTTTTTTAGCACTAATATTATAGGTAATTCTGGATTTGAATTTACAACATCTGGCTGGACATTAACAAATAGTAGTGTTGATACTACTTTTAGTTTTCAAGGTGATGCATCTTTAAAATCATCTAATATACAAACCTCAGCTAGTGGAACTAGCGTTACAGCTGAATTGGCAAACTACATTGATGAAGCTGGATCAGATTTTATTGGTTATAGATTAAAAATAAATAATTTTTTTAATTCAACATCTGGTGCTACTAAAGGTTTTAGATGGCAAGTCAAAGCAGTTGCAGTTGTTTTACCAGGTGATCCTCCAATAGCTACAAGATATTGGGGTTCTAATAATACTTGGACTACAACAGCCACAATAAATGAGGTTGAAATACAAAATAGTAGAAGATGGAAAAGCTACGATTTTAATATTGGTTCGTTGCCTAATAACGCTTGGCAACTGTATTTTTATTTATATGATCCTTACCAAGTTGGTAGTACAAGTGGATTTACAGATACACATTGGGATTCAATAATACTAGACAAAGTTTATATTGATTCTAATGGTCAAAGATCAGAGATATTTCAAAAATTTGATTTATTACAGTTTATAAGAAAGCGAACTGGTAATTTTTCTGGTTTGTTAAATTTAGATGGTTTAGTTTTAACTAATGAGGAATATCAAAAGGTTAGTGGTGAATGGTATAGATCAAGAGACAAAACAAATTATTTAAAGTCATTAGAGCAAATTACAACTCAACAAGTCATAAATGATTATAGAGATTATGTGCTTAGATATGAGGGCGATTTATACAATAATAATGTATTGCCAATAGGATTACATAATAAAATATGGGTTAATTTTGGTTCTAGTATTTTACAAGAGCCAGTTAGCTGTTATATTGATTCAATGACTTATAATGTTAAGAAAAACACATATAGTATAGTTATGCACGTTCCAAATCAAGATGATGATTTATCATCTACTTTTGTATTAAAATTTTAAACTTTTTTCTTTTCCTTGTTTGCTGAGAAACCCCTAGAGTGCCTAACACTTTGGGGGTTTCGTTTATAAAATAAATTAAAA